TCGGGTGGCACTATGCCAGTTGGTCTGTTCATTGACCATGATGGTAGTGCCCCAATCGTCCTAGACGGACGGCAGATAAAGGCTAATTAGAGGCTCACAGAGCCACGTAGAGACACGTAACCCCCTCCAGGGTAGTTGGATACCACTTAGGTACCTGACCACCTTAGAGGGGGTTATTTTTTGGCTCTAAATTTAGTGCTAAATTCGGTGCTGACAGTAGCAGTCAGGGTAACTACACTTAGAGTGGAGCATGGCAGATACCTGCCTCATGTCTATCTTACTGGCATCTCCTGCATCACGGCAGTTCTTGCAAATCATCTGTTACCTCCTCGTTATCTTCATCCTTAAATGGTGCAAAGCCACCAAGTTTCCTGACTATCTTATTCAGTGCACGGTTAGCAGCCATAGCCGTAGCCTTAGGCGATGGTCGCTCACTATTAGTGTCCTCGTGTAACTGCGTTGAGTCTACATCCTGAGCGTAGAACAAGAACACAAGGTTCTGTTCCACTTCGTCCAGTTGTTCAAAGGCATGACGGATGTCAGCACCATAAGCCATCCAGTCACCAGACTCCGATGGAGCCTTAGTGCTACGACCCATGTTAGTCATTGCTGTTTCTAGTTTTTCCCAGTTGTCTGTGAGTACACCAGGAATAAGCATCTTAACAAAGTCTTTGCTATACCAGAAGTTATCCATTGCGTTATAGCCTTCGGCTACTGCCTTCTCCTTGACACAGTAATCAAGTGCAGCGTTACGTAGGGACTTAGCAATCAACTTGTCACAGGACTTCTCGTCCTGCTCAGCCTTCCACCTAGCAATGTTGTTAGGATGCTCAGCAAACCACAGCCATAGTTCCTGCTCAATGTCTGCACGTTCCACCATTTGGTACTTGTTACGGTACTCACTGGCTATCTGTTGCACCATGTCATAGTAGTCGTTGACTTGCTGTTCTTGTAGTCTTTGGATGCGACTAGCATCCTCTACTTGGTTGCACATTACTTACCCCACACTTTCCCATCAACAACAAACGTGCCGTCCTTGTGGATAGGTATGAGTTTAGGTGTTACCTTTTGTCCGTCAATGTACAGCACACCAATAGCCTGTTGCCAGTTGGCGATGCCACCCTTTAGGTATGATGCTTTCTTCTGGTCCATCAAGTTGCCAACTTCAAGTCCCCAAATGGTACGGGTTGATACACCTGATACAGATTCGGTGTAGTGCAGTAGTCCTGCTCTATGTGTATGACCACATACTACGGACAAGCCAGTCTTCTTAGCCAAACCAAGGGCTGTCTGCCCACCAGTTTGATTCACAGAACCTTCATCGCCATGCAAGAGCAGCCACTTAGGTGCAACTTCCCACGGTTTCTTGTGGTAAGTAATGCCTAAATCTTTTAGCCGAAGGAAGTTCTCTAACTCAAACTCAGGTGCACCCAGTAGACCAGGTGCTCGCTTCATAATCGTGTTGTATAAACGGTCAGTGTGGTTACTACGTGTCATGTGTGTAACCTGTAGGTCTTCTAGTACCTGAACAGTTGCGTCACGGTCACGACCAATGCTACGTTCGTACTCCATTGGTGTACCCATAGACCAGCGACTGATAGTCTGCATATCCATCTCATCACCAACAGATACCACGTCATCAGGTTTAAACGCCTTGATGAACTTGGCTACGTTACCAACCGCACGCTTGTCATGGTATGGAACTTGCAGGTCACTTACAATTACTTTAACTTTCATTGTAGTCCTTCGCCTCAGGGAACGTGTTATCTAAAATCATAACACCAATAACCCCATAGTTGGCGATGTCTACAAACGTATCTCTTAGTGACTCATTCTCAGGCTTAGCCCCTGATTCTATAAGGTTAATTAACCTTGACATCTTGTCATACAGCCGTACCTGTAGCCCGTTGAGCGGTCCACCTGGCGCATTGCGGATGTTGTTGGGACCATAATCATTCTGTTTTTTGATTAGGATATCCCATAGTTCTTCATACACATCAAGGGAATCTAACTCAAAGTCCTCAGGGTATAGGTCATCCCATGCGGTGAAGGTAACACATGCTTCGCATATGCAGTCATCTTCTACCGCAAAGGCATCCTTGCTATTTCCAATGTTAAGGTCTCCTTTGACTCTGTTAAGCCAACTCTGGAAATCTTTAAGCCCATCTCCGAAAGTTTCCCAATCAGAAACGTTATCTCTTCCTGACTGAACGTAGTCATCCCACTCATCCTTCATATGGCTCATGCTGATACCTTGCTCCTTAGATAGTCGTACCCTTGTGATAGGTACATTGAATTAACATCTTCACCGTCTGGCATCTGTAGTGTTACTACTGACGAGAGTTCTTTGGCGAGGTTCTTTGCGAAGTCCGACCCTGGTTGGTCACCGTCAGCAAAAACATAGACCGTCTCAAAGTCTTGGAGGATGCGTGAGTAATGTTTCTTCCACGAGTTCGCACCAGGTACACCCACAGCAGGGATACCACACTTGTAATGCAAAGTAATCGCATCAATCTCACCCTCACATACCGCAATGTAATCTCCTGCTGATTGTAGTGCTGTTACGTTGTATAGACGGGTAGAAGTCCCTGGTAAACCCATGTATTTGGGTTCACTGTTGTCCATGCTACGGAACCTGATGTCAACCACACCTGTTGGTGTGATGTACGGAATAACCAAGCGACCAACGTAAGCCTCGTGACTAGGTAGAGGTTCTGCGACTACTCCGAGGTGGGCTGTAGCCCCGTCTTCTAGAGATAATCCCCTCTTGGCTAGGTACCCTTCGGCTAGATGAATGTTTGCCTTGTATGTTGCCACGGCTTTCGCCAGTGATGCCTTCTGCGATTGTGATAGCCTCACGAAATCCCACTCCTTCTTTCTCCATAATTATTTTATAGGTGTCACCCTTAACTCCGCAAGCATGACATGCAAATATGTTTTCTGTTACGTTGACACTAGCAGATGCAGTTGAATCCTCGTGAACTACACACCTTATCTTTTGCCAGCCCCATGTTTCACGTATGTTTGTTGCACCGTAGTGCTCAAGCACAGGTTGTATGCTGTGCTTTTCCATTAGTATCCTGCTTCTTCTAGTAGTTTAAACCACTCCGACACTGGCATAGTAGCGTACCATTTGCCAACATCAGTAGTGCCTGTCTTCTTGTGTATGACAACGCCTGTCTCAGCCTTGTCGTTAATCATCTCAACTTCTAACTCTTTCAACCACGCAGATAACTTCATCTCTTTATGATTCTTAACCTCTATAACAACAGCAGGTAAGCCAGCAATATCACCACGGTCATTGACGCCATTGAGCGCACGTCTTTCCACATGTTTACGTCCCTTACTTACAAGCCAATTAACAACGGCAGTCTCGGCAGATGTGCCCTTTATCTTACTCTTGTTCATGTCTTATCCCGTCCGCTATCATTGCAAACTGTAACTGTTCTGCAACCCACTCTAGTGCACTGCACGCTTCATGTAGGTCTTGCTCACAGAAGTCATCACCTATGTCACGGATGGTCTTAATGATTTCATAGAAGGACACGTACTGCTCCCCGTCATAGAACACACGGGATATATGTCTGCCTTCCATTTAATAATCATCTCTGTCCATGTACATAAGTAGTGCGAGGATACCGACTAGCCCTAATGCAATTAACCATTCCACCATTGTTCCTCCTCTAAGTTCTTAATGAACACTACAAGTTCTTCCCATGGTATGCAATGTTCTATGTCAACAACATAGAAGTTATCGTTATGTCCACGGTACTTGTCATGTAGTTGCTTACCTACCCACTTGTCCTTAGTGGATGTGAGTAATCCAAACATACCCTTAGTCTTGGTAGATACCATGACGTAGGCGTATGGCTTCTGCAACTTAGCCTCATACCCTGACACGGTATCAACTATGATGTTGCCCCAAGGAAAATCTTTTAACTCAGTGAACTCTATGTTGCGTGACTTAACCTCAATGCACTCGCCTGAATCGTCAAGGATGATGTCCTTCTCGGTGGCTGTCATCTCTGGTATCTCTTCACGTGACTGCACTATGTACAGGTCAGGAACAGTGCAACGTACACCGTTTAAACGTAAGCGTTCTGCAACTATGTCACCATACTTGTGACCCTCAGTCATAGATGCTACATAATCAAACGTTGTATTCTCCACTTGGGATTCCTAACTCCACTATCTTTAGGTGTTGCTTGTGCCTAATGTCATTTGATATTGCCAGTTCTCTTTTCAACCCACCATTGGCTGCTCTTAAAAACTCTATTTTATCCAGTGCTTTTTGATACAACTCTTCTAACGTTGGTTCTTCTTCGCTCATCGTGCATCCTCTAGGTCTGCAATGAACATATATTCTGGCAGGAACTGCAACCACACTGGGTTATTACCCGAAGGGTCAGCCTTACCATAACGGTTCTTGACACTGGCAACACCAAGCATTCCATCTTGTTGTCCCACCGTAAGAATGAGGGCTGGTAGTTGGTTAACCATTCCTTGGACTGCTGACCTAGGTTGACATGGCGTACCAGAATATCCTTCTTTAGTGTGATGCAGTACCACAACAGCGGCGTTCGTATCACGTGCCAAATACTTAAGTTCCTTGAGCGCACTACGCATAGCACCAAACTCTTCGCCACCGTCCATATTAATGTCCATTAAGTTATCAACAACAATTAGTGCAGGGCTTTCGCCAAGTGTTTCTTCAAGGGCAGTTACCTCATCATCCAAGTCGTTTAAACTAGGTGATGAATCAAATGACCAGTAGATGTGCTTGGCTTGCGCCAACTTCTGCTTGGCTAACTCAGGTTGCTCAGAGATAATCTTCTCTGCATCTGTCTGTGACACGCCCTCAATCATGGAATACAAACGCATTGCCATGGTGTGAGCATTGGTATCTGCTGATACGTACAGTGTTGGTGCTTGCATACGCAAGGCTAGTGCTAGGGCAAGTGTTGACTTACCAGCACCAGGTGTACCTGCAATTAGTGATACCTCTGAACGTCTAAAGATAATCTTATTCTGTTCAAACGTACGAAATACTGCTGGCATTGGCTCGCCACCAATGTCTGAACGTCCTACCGAACGGCTTAATGTTTTCATTGTTCCTCCTTGTTAAGCGTGGGATGTGTGGACTTGCACCACATGTAGGCTTTCTGACCTACACCCCTATCCGTATTGACTGGCTTCCCCTCCAGCAATACAGACCTATATTTAGTTATGTTTTCCTAGCACCCGATGCTAGAAACTGTTCCACTCTGGTGTGTTGCGGTTAGCAAACGTTGGTGAGCACTGGTCTGCAGTGCCCTTAGGTGTTGGGCAGAAGAATGCACGCCATTCTCCCTTAGCACCGTTGCCTGTTCGCTTAACCATTGCACCGTGAATGCACATCTTATCGCTACCACTAGGGGCTGATGCCTGTACTGGCGGTGCCTTAGGGGCAAACGCTGGTACTTCTGCAACAACTTCCCCACCTAGGGATGCCTGAACCAATGCTACTGGGTCAGTTGCTAGTACACGTGGTGTGGATACACCAGTGAATGCTTCTTCCAGTGTGCTGATTGCATCAGGTCCACCCTGTGCTACCAAGTCATTGACGTTAGCGATTAACTCTTCGGCACTGTCACCACGTGCTGTGATGATTGTACCCTTGCTTGTCTTTACGTTTACAACGTAGTTCTTTTCCATTACTTATCTCCATTCTGATACTTACAATCGTTAGTAAAATTACACATCTTGCAGTGGTCAAAGTTAGGTATAAAGATACCAGCCCTTCGTGCCTTGTCAAACATTCCCACGATTTCTGACACCGTTTCACGTGTCCACTTATCTAGGTTGATTAACTCTGATGTTGCGCCCTTACGTGCGTCCCAGTATAGCCCATACTTAGGGCGAACACCGAACACTTCCTCCATGGCTACCGCATAGATACCCAACTGAAAGTCTGACGAAGGCATACGTGCACCTGACTTGATGTCCAGCACCACAAGGTCACCATTAGGTAACACCATCATGCGGTCAAGCGCACCCTTAACCATGACACCATCTAGGTTCATGTTGAATACAAGTTCAATGGCAGGTACGCCCTGTGGTGTGACCCATAGTTCTAGATTGTGTTCCGCATTGCGGAAACTAACCCAGTTGTTTACCATGTTTAAACCGTTTGCTTGCCACCAGTCCCCGTCTTCCTTGTTGGGATTGGCTATGGTTGCACGACCACCAGCACGCCACGTGGATGTGTCTTCCTGCCCCTGTACGGCACGCTGACGGGCTAAATTGGCTTCCCAGTAGGTAGACCACAACTCTTCAGGTGTAGCACCTGTGAGGGTTAATTCTTGTTCTTTCATCTTAGCCATTATCGTCCCTCAAGTTCCCATAGTTGACGGTCATAGGCTTCGGTTGCTTCGTGAACAGCAACACCACCAGCCAACCACCATGTCTGACCCTCAGGGACAGCCAAAGCCTTGGACAACCAATACTTGTAACCACAAGAATTGTATGTACCTATCTGGCTATGGCTAACGTGTACGGGTAACTCGTACCCATTCACCTTAATCATTTCTACCTCTGTTTCTTATGTTCGCCTTTAAGGGCGAACCTATTATTGGTTCTGCTTTAGCAGAACTTATGTTGTTGTTGTTAAGTTATAGTCCATGTTTGGTGGTTGTCAAATTGTATGCGGTGTGTCGGGGGAGCAGTGATGAAACATGGAGGTGAAAAAATCACCGCTCAACCCCGACAACATTACGATGATAGCGTTTAAACTATCTCATGTCAAACAAGTCTCCTTGTACTTCATCACTATCTGCAAACACCTTGGTAGGTGCAAGTAGTTTAAACACCTTGGCTATGTCACCAGATTTAAGTGCACGAATGTTACCTCGTCCCTCGTAGTCCTTAGTAGCCATAGTCTCTGACTCATAAGCACCAAAGAGAAACTGTCCGACACCTTGATAGTTCACACCTACTACGTAGAGTTCACGTTCACGGCGCATGTC